ACGTCTAGGCTAGAAGCCTCGTTACAGTCCCTACAAGACGTTGATGATGGTAAGGGGGACGGGAGTATCAGAACTGCTGCCGAAGCCCTCAGAGAGGACTACAAGGCTATGGTGAACGGAACCTATGAGGTGTCTGCCATGCCCACTCGCATTGCACAAGTAGATGAGAAACTTAGCTGTGGTGGTGTAGCCAAAGGAGAGGTGATGGTGATTGCCGCACCTACGTCCTGTGGTAAGACTGCCCTTGCTCTGAACATCGTCTTACAGAACGCAGTTACACACAACATACCTGGCCTCTACTTCTCTTTTGAGATGCAAGCCAAGTCTCTGGCTAACCGCATGATTCAAACCTGTGCTGCCACACCACTCAACCGCTTGCACGATGGGATGATGAAACCAGAATACCAGAAGCGTGTATGGGAAGCAACCGACAAGATGGCAGAGGCTCCTATCTTTACTAACCATTACGTAAAGAGTGTGGATGAGTTACGTGCCAAGGCTCGTATGTATAAGCGCAAGCACAAGATTGAATGGATTGTCATAGACTACCTTCAGCTTGTGCCTTGGGATCGCAACATGAAAAAGAACGATGGCATAGCTGAGGTATCACACCAAGTGAAACTGATGGCTATGGAGTTGGACGTTCCTGTCTTCCTGCTAGCACAAGTCAATCGTGAGGGAGCCAAGCGTGAGTCTGGTCTTACCTTGTATGACCTCAAGGATTCTGGTGACATTGAAAATGACTCCGACATCATCTTACTTCTGTGGCCTGACGGCAAGGATGTGGATGAGGCTCGTCGAGTAGACGCAGAGCATGGGGCTTACGTTTCATTGAAGTATAACATAGCCAAGCAGCGTGAAGGTGCGCGTGATGTGAAGGGTAAGTTCATCTTTAAGAACCACATAGGACGTTTCCATTGATGCCTTGCTACAGACTTACATACACCCGTCTCGACATGCCCTCACCCTGTGGTGCAATTAAAACAGCACACACCGAGGAGGAAGCAATTAAATGCTTGACTACTGGTAGCAAGAGCAAAGGATACAAACTAAAGAAGACGAATGTTCCCATCACAATTACTAATATAACTGAACTAAACTAAAACTAAAACTAAAAGAAAGATACAATGTGGATACTACCAAAACAATTACACACCTCAGCCTATGTTCTGGATACGAAGGAATCGGGCTTGGACTTAGAAGCGTTCTGCCAAACCTGCGAGAAGTCGCTTACGTGGAGAGGGAAGGATTCCCTGTCGCGAACCTGGTTGCAAAGATGGAAGAGGGAAAGCTGGATGCAGCACCTGTCTTCACGGACGTTAAGACCTTCCCATACGGAAAGTTTCGTGGATGCGTGGACATCCTCTCTGGAGGATTCCCGTGTCAGCCATTCTCAGCTGCTGGAAAGCGTCAAGCTACTGAAGACCCCAGGCACCTCTTCCCCTACATCGCAGACGGAATCAGAGAGTGCCAACCTAGAATTGTTTTCCTTGAAAACGTACAAGGGATCCTCAGTTGCAAGACAGCCGACGGAGAACCAGTTCTCCAATATGTCCTCCGAGAGCTGGAAGACTTGGGTTACCGAGCAACGGCAGGAATATTCTCAGCGGAAGAAGTCGGCGCGCCTCATCAGAGAAAGCGAGTCTTCATCATGGCTTACCGCAACAGTGTTCGACACGACGGGGGGCAGTTACCCAACAGAGATGGTGGATGGAGTCTACCGAAGCAAGCACAGCCAAGAACCGAACAGCCCTTGGTATGGGGCGAAGCTGAAGGATGCAGTGGAGACTCACGAGGAGCAGAAGAACTGGTCAACCCCAACGGTGATGGACACAGCAAACATTCAGAAACCCAGAAAGAAGAATCCATCGGGGGGGCAGAAGCCACCACTGTGTCAAGAAGTGAAGAACTGGTCAACAGCAACCACGAGGGACTGGAAGGACACCAACTCCACAGTTCCTCCAAGCAGGGCGAACCCATCCAAGCAGACACTTGGTCAGCGGGTAGCACACGTTGGCCTTCAAGACCAAGCGAACCCCAATACGAATGGGAAGAGCCAAGAGTCGTGGGCAACTCCGAAAGCATCGACAGGAATCCATCCAGACTATCAGAGCGAGAGGGAGAGGAGAACCCCAGACTTGGAGTCGAATGTGAGAATCAAGATGGGATACCCACCGCTAAAGACTTCGACCCAGACGGGTCGGCTCAACCCAAGCTGGGTCGAACATCTAATGGGTCTTCCAGTAGGGTGGACAGACTTAGGCTCTTGGGAAACGGAGTAGTTCCTCAAACTGCAGCCAAAGCATTTACGACCCTATCACAAAGACTAATCTAATCACTAACAGAAATATGACAATAGACCTAGACGAAGCACGACAATATGCAGACACAATGCTTGAAGCCCTGGACGTAATGGGCAGAGCAATGTATTTTTGCTTAAACCATCCCAACTCTTCAGAGTTCAAAGCACACCGCAAGCTTCTCATCGGAGCGCACGAACGCATGGGTAAGGACACCACCCACTTTCTAGCACAGATAGACGAGCCAGACCTTCCTTACGATCCAACTGAAGAAGAGTTATCACAACATGGCTAGGGGTGAAATCAATTCAGTCTTAGGCATGACGGAAGGTAAGTTCCGAACCATGATTAAGTCTGCCCTCAGACCCTGCTGGCGCAACTCGTCCCGCAAGACCTTCATCCAGTCCGTTCGTCAGCGTGGCATCAACCCAGCTACAGGTAGAGAACGATTCGTCGTGGTCTGTGTGGACTGTGGCAAGGAGATGGGGATGTCAGAGAAGGAGAGGCGCACAAAGATTGACGGAACCCTGGAGAAGCGAGCCAAGAGTGTGTATGAGATTGACCACGTAGATGGTATCACACCCTTCACCGATGTTCAAACCCTAGAGACTTTAACCCCACACTTCAGGGATATGATCTACGGCAAACAAGAAGTTGTGTGTGTGGCCTGTCACAAGGTTCGAACAGCCAATCAAAGAAAGAAAAAATCTTCTTGACACACCTAACCAACATCCATAAAACCTTAACTAACATCAACCAATACAATATTATGAGTAGAACAAGAAACACATCAACTGGGGGTGGCTCGTCCAACCCTGCCACTAAATTCTTAGAGTGGGACACGCAGTCTGGCGACTGGAAATACTGGGACAAAGAAGCAAGCACAGAGAAGCACCTGCCCATCTCGACAGCTTTCATTGTCTTGGATCAACTCAACACAGTTAAAGGTTTCTCTGAAGCCAAGCAAACTGGTCTATGGTCTAACGAAGTTCGTGGTATCAGTGACAAGCTAACCGTTCGTAACAAGGACGGCATGGTTGCCACTGGCACATGGTCAGACGTTAAGGTTACACAAGGAGCCAAGTTCACCAAGTCTATCTACGCTATGGCTAAGACAGGCTCAGAGGACTACGAGCTAATCAACTTCCAAGTTAAGGGTGCTGCTCTTACAGCCTGGATTGAGTTCGTCGATAGCGTCAATGGTGACAGCGGTCTATACAACGACACAGTTGTTGCCATCAAGGAAGCAACCAACGAGAAGAAGGGTGCTGTGAAGTTCAAGAAACCTCTCTTCGCTGTGGTTAGTAACTCCCTGTCCAACGAAGCTGCCGCCCGTGCAGACTACTACGACAACATCCTACAGGATTACCTCGACGATTACCTTGGCTATGCCAAAGAGCCAGACCCAACGGAAGCTGGTAACAGCGGTGCGGATGACTTCGCATCTGAAGCAGTTGCACCAGAGCCAGAGTTAGTTGAAGCCCCGTTTTAACTGCCAACCCTTGTCCTAACTAAACCCCAAGACGCATGGCGGGGGAGACGCAACTCTCCCCTGCTTGCCACAATGATATGACAGAGATCAAAGACACTAATCCAAAAGACAGAGTTGGCATACGCAAGGCTCCAATGTCTGGTCTACCAGCACCAGTTCTTATGGAATGTGGTTTGGTTAAGTTACACGGAGACTTGAAGTATGGTGCTTACAACTGGCGTGACGCTGGTGTTAGGGCATCAGTTTATTACGACGCTGTATGGCGGCACTTGACCGCTTGGTATGAGGGCGAAGACTTAGACCCAGACTCTGGAGAGCATCACATAGCTCACGCCATGACAGGGCTAGCAGTTCTTCGTGACTCTCAAATGTTTGGTAACTGCGTTGATGACAGACCAAACTCACATAAACCAGGATGGATGCAAGATATGAACAATCGTGCCTCCGCAATGATTGATAAATCTAAATAACTATGAACGACAAAGCACTAACTAAATACCGACAGGTGACAGGAGCTTGCACCAGGTTCATCGAACGCCACCAAGACAAAGAGCTACTAGAAGACGAAGCTCAGACCCTTATCAATGACAACAAGGCCAGAAGATCAGAGAGTGACTGGCAAGTCATCAAAGACTTTCAAGACGAGTGCTGCCGCACCGTCTACAAATGCACCAAGAAAGGTTTAATCGAACCAGCCACAGACTACGTTCCAACCCACCCAACACTATGAACTACACCTATATGCTCAACATGGACAATGACAAGGCTGAGTCTTGTGATGTCATCGTCAAGTTTACTACCAATGATTCATTAGAGTTTGATGGGTTTACCTCCATCGTCTCTGAGCCACCCCTATACTCCGATGACCTAGCCTACCTAGAAGAGTGGGTGATACAGGGCAGGGAGCGATGGGAGCCTATGGGAACCTTTAGCCACACAAACCGCGAGCGCATGTAGCTCACAAACCAAAACCAATACTACTAATATGCCTAAGAAAAACACAGTCCTTATTATCGGTGACACGCATTGCCCAGCGATGCACAAAGACTACATCAAGTTCTTAAAGAAGATAGAGAAGAAGCACAAGTGTAACAGGGTTGTTCACATTGGTGACTTAGTAGATTGGAACTCCATCTCTTACCACGAGAAAGACCCATCCATGCCAAGTGCAGAGGATGAGTTTGCAGAGGCATTTAAGCAGGTCAGAAAGCTACACAAAGCCTTCCCAGAGGTAGACTACCTAAAGGGTAACCAT